TGGAGCAACTGTTCCTATAGTTATACCATAGAATTGAGACTGTGCAGTTGATCCCACTGATCCAATCATACCAACTGCATTTGGAACATTAGATCCCAAAAAACTATTTGCATTATACCAGTGAAAACTGTAATCTAAATCTAGGGGCCCGAAGTTGTCCGGTCCGGGGGTGTCCCGTCTAACAGATTCTGGCCAGTTTCTATCCTTATAATGATCAATAGCAGTAATTGCTCCTGCAAAATGTTGAGTGGTAGAGAAAGTATAAAAATAATTTTCTTTGTCCGCTGTTAAAGCAAATCCAGATTCACTATCGTCTGGAACTAAAGGATATATTGAAATGCTTTTACCATTAGCGATCTGATTTGAACCATTTGGTGCTGTAAAAGAGAATGGATTCTTACTAATTATATCACCTTTAGACAATTTATCTTCCACAAGTGAAGAAAAAGTACACCCATCACCTTCTATAGAATCCTCCGAAGGCGGCCCTATAAATTCACCATAAATATTAACAAGTCCTGTTAAAGTGTTATCGGGAAAAGGTCTTGAAAATGCAATATAAGCCCTGTAAGTGCTACCATCGGCAGTTACTTGGCTCGTTGTTGACTTAGGTCCAAAATCTATACAGATATCAGGAGTAACTCCTGATATTTCTCCTATAAATTGTCTGATACCAAATGCTGGTCCGATACCGATATTATCGTCCCCGCAAGTACACCCCCAATAATTAATTGCAGTTGAACTCAAACTGGCACCAGAAGAAGCAAAAATGTTATTTTCTGTCCTATAATTGAAATAGTCAGCAGATTGTCCGGAACCATAAAAAATATCCATAATAGTTTTTTTACTGGTATTCGGTAAAAATCCATCTGGTCCGTGCATTTTTTCAATGGGATTAAAATCAGGATTGAATGATTCTTTTACATCAAATACTGATGATACAATTTGTTGATTTCCTTGTACTGGACCAGGAAGGAATGTCGATTTTCCTTCAAATTGCTCATAACCATTCGTATATGAGGCTGAAACAAGATTATAACCCCAAGAAAATCTATCATTAAAATTACAAGGTAGTAAAAAATTCTCTATATTTAAATTGCTATTAAGATTACCATTTTCTAAAACTAGAAATCTAGAATCAATTTCTTGTCTATCGCATAAATTTTGAACCACAGTCATTCTACCAGGTCTTATTGTCATCTCTTCATTTTGAAAATATGTAATCCCGGCATAGAACTGATCCTTAAATTCACTAGGAATAACCCCCCATGCGAAATTGGTTGTACTCTGATAAGTATCAGTGTTAGAATTATAATAAAAATATTCACCTACACTGTATGATACATTGTTAGAAAAATTGGCATTCGTAGCAAAAGTAAACCCAGACTGGTTTCCGGTTGATAAAAGGCTTGACGGGAAAGTGCATCCTCTGACACTATAACTTTCTTCGTTTAGTCCAACTGCCGTATGTCTCATAGCAGATATAAGTTCAGCAGTAGATCCATATTTACCTTGTTTTGGTCGGTTATCAAAATAATTGACAGAAAAAACATTTCTTCCCACTGGATAACTATAATCACCAGTGTTTTTCACATAAACATTATCAAGTGGATATTTGAGAACACCTTCTCCTCTATCCTCGTATTCATAATTACTTCCAACATATGTCCATGTTGTTCCAGAGAACAATGGGAAAAAGTCTGATGGAGACGCACCCTCTGCTGGTCCCATTGTGGATCTACCAAATCCAAATCCGCCTTTATATTCAGAAGGAACAGATGTGATAGCGATACAATCTTGTCTGGAATTAACTATTTCTCTTACATTATTATTTTGACTAAAGAATGGAGAAAAGAACAAATCCACATTTATTTTTTTACTTTTTGCTCTTTCTTTTGCAAATGAAATTGAAGACTCGTCTGCTTTCGCCGAAAATATAGTGACAGAACCACCATATTGAAGATAATTTTCAATTAATGCAAAATCATATTTCCATTCAATTTTAACATCAGGTCCAGATGGCCATCTTTCAAATGTTCCACCCGCATAACTATTTCCTGCTTTGTATATTGAATTTTCGAAATGGAAAAATGGATAAATTTCAACTTGTCCAGAGTCTGAGTTTTCATATAAATTTTCATAACCAGTAGGTTGATTTGTCTTTAGCCTTTCGTGCAATTCACCAACAGAACTGATTGTCATATAACCCTGTTCTCGTTCATAGGTGAACCCAAGAGAACCGAGCATGTTGTTTGGATATAGTTCTACATCTAAATATCCAGCGATTAAAGAAGAAGTGCCTTCTTGTGTGGGGAAAACAACCGAATCATCTACTGTGGTGATAGTTACATTTGGTCTTGGCATTTATTAAATCCTCTATTTATCTTGAGTATGTATATACCATCTGTCTTCACCGTCCCATTCTCCTTGTAAGTGTTCTGATCCATCCATGATGAATCCAAAGGGAAGGTAACTCTCTTCTATGTCTTCTATTTGCTTTTGGTAAATTCCTTTTCGGACATCACTTTCAGCAAGTTCTTTGAAATATGTCTGTCTGGTCATCCAAGAAAAAAGAACCAGCGTCATTGTCAAATCATCATTGTGACCATCATCTGCTTCATATGTGTTTCTTTTTGAAATAAAGGAGGTCAGTTCTGCTATCAGATTTTCATCTTCTATAAACATCTTATTTTCTTCTATCAGACTCTTTAAAACCGAACATCCGATCTTTTTGATCGGAGTTGTTGTTTTTACACCTAATGCAGTTTGACCGACTCCAGAAAATCCACCAGATAAAACCTGACCGGATCTTCCTCTAGAAGTAACACTGAGAAGAAACTCGTTCTCCAAGTCATAATGTAAAATATCTGCAACTTGTCCGCCGATATCATTGATTTCAACTAGAATCCAAGCATCGTTATATCTTCTGGATATATTGTCGATTATTGTCGGAAATACAAGTGGGGATATGGTATTATTATAAAAAGTTGCTGCTATCTTGTATGGAAATTCTGACGTATCCACTACGGTAAATGCACTATAGTCTTTTGCTTGACCCCGAGAAACATCAACCGTGAGAAAGTAGGTGTGACCTTCTACTGGCTCATGATATTCTCTATACCCCTCTGCCGTTTTTACTTTTGGTCGAGCAGGAAACATCTGTTTAAGTTTTGCGGTTGATATCAGTGTGTTGGATGATCCAACGAAGTCGCACTCAAACTCTGACTGGAACTGCTGTTCGCTTGAGTTTCGTATTGTCTCATCTTTCCACTTTTCATCACGAAGAGGACCACCTGCATAAAGAGGAACCTGACTCCAATGAACTTCTATTGGAATATATTCGTTTTTAAGAGGATCTTTTTCCGGTCGAGTCGCACCTCTCCAGAACGTATAGAACATGTTCAACCCGTTTGGAGTTGAAACCATAAGAACCTTGGTGCTTTGTCCAGAAGTGATTGTAGGATATACCGAACTAAAGAATTCCTCTGCAATATTCTGAGGAACGTGAGCAAATTCGTCCAGAAAGATCATGTTGAATGAACCACCACGGATGGCAGAAGCAGATGTAGATGATGCGATGATCTTAGAACCGTTTTCGAGATGAATACTTCCTTTGTTCCATTCGATGATACCTTGCTGAAGCCACTTTGGAAGATATTCATATGCCAGTTTTAGGCGAGACAAAATTTCTCTTGCTGTACTTTGCTTGTTGGCAAGAACAGCGACATTCATGCTTTGATTGAACAGAACATAATGAAGAATATAAGAAATAACTGTCGTGGATTTACCGCTCTGTCTTGGTAACTTTGCAATAACGAAACGATTGTCGTGAACTTTATTCACGATGTCTCTTTGATAATCGTATAGTTCGAACGGAACTAAACCCTGATCCAGAGAAACAACCTTGATATATTTTGTGATAAAATATATCGGATCCTTAGCACACTTCATGTATTCTTGAATTTGCTCTTCTGTAAAGTCAATATTTACCCCAACCCCTTTTAGGTTGGGATTACCAAGATACCCTTTTTCACTCATTCTTTACTTTCTATTGCTTTAGTTCTGCTTCGAGACGCATTGATAAGATCCTGAAGATCAGAAGTTGAGCCAACATAAAACGCATTATTTGTAGTGTTCTTTTGGACATACTTATTTTCTTCTTTCTTAATCTCTTTTGTCTTCTTATGCAAATCAATCAGATCTTTATTAACTTCTGAAACTGTTTTGATAAGTTGAGAAACAACCTCGTATGCGCGAGGATGATCTCCTTC